TATATAAGACGACCTTCAAAGTTGCCCGACGCTGGTTCGGTGGCCAGTTTTTCAAAAGTGGCATTGACTAGTTGATTTTGATTAAGGTCAATATTTGTTAAAAATTTTTGTGCCATTTTTCCTCTACTCTATGTGAGATATGCTTTTCCAGAAAATGCCGCAGAGAACGTCACCGTAACCTGAGTATTACTATTGTATTGTACATCACCAAATACATGGCTATCTGCAGAGTCGACAATGGTTACCGTCGGCTTGCCGCCTAGGTTGTGAGTTATCACCCATGTTGTCGATGCGGAGCCTTGGGTGAATTCATATCTTCTTGTATTTGAAGCAGAAGGAGACGTTGAGCGAACAATAACAAGGTTTGGCACATCCTGGTCAACCGTTACCTTGTTTGGAGTATCTTGATAAACATTTACATTGTTTGGAACCGAATTGCTCATCGTGTTACCTCTAGAGAAAGAGTAAATGTTCCTTGTATAACTCTTGAAACAAGTCCGTTTATATCAATAATTTCAAGGTCATAAACCCCACTGGAGGTAAGGGCCGAAGTGTCGGCAGCGCCCAGAATTAAAGTTATCAATCCATTGGGCCCATCTAGAGAGATTCTTCCATTTTCTGTTGTTAACGAGATAATTGAACTCGTTGACTCAACTGTTCTTCTAACCTGCATTCGTGCTGTATGGTCAGTCAGTTCGTACGGCTCATAGATTGTTGGGTCTATGTCGTTTGGTTGCTCAAGCGCTATGACGCGCGTAAAACTAGTACCTTGCTCGCAGAGTATGTTGTAATTTCCTGCAATCATGCGACCACCTTAAACCTCTTATATATTGTGCCTTATAGTGATGGCTACAAGGTGGCAGTACCCAAAACTCCAAAAGTACCACTACCAAGAGTTAATGTAAATTCATCAACAACTGTATGATAAATCTTGTATCCCATCGGTTTTGCTTCTGCGGTAACACTTAAAACATTTGGTGAACCAGCAAAATTAACAAAAGTTATTGGCGTAGAATCAATGGTTATGTTTCCGCTAGTAGAAACTTCAAAAGCCATATCGCCGTTTACGTCGCCTTGAGTGACGTACCATACTGCGCCTTGTTTAATTTCTCCAGTAGTTCCATTCCAGCCAGTGTCAAAATCAGGAGACCTAGACGGTGATGCCGAAACAACATAAACACCATTTTCATGCGGGGTACCAGGGCTTGTTTGATTTTTAACAAGAACCTTGTCTCCGTTTACGAGTTCAATTCCATCAATTATGTCGCCAGCGTTTAAAGCAGAGGCTATGGTTATTTGACCTATTGTGGCAACCTTTACGGTTCCTCTGTAATCAATGTCTGGAGTTTCTGAACCCAAAGTTGCAATTCTGATATTCCAAGGGCTTGCTCCGCTTCCAGGGTCGTACCTCTGGTCGATGGAAACAATTTTATCACCGGTTAAAACAAACTGAGCAGCATCCCTTAGCGAGCCCTGGGTTCCTGAACCTGTCCCATAAATTGCTGGATAAAGTTGAGCAATTTTATATCCTTCTGTGTCGGTTATTATTGCCGTATTATCTGCATCGTATAACTGTTGAACAATTTGATGACCAGAAAATTGAGCAAGCCAAGCAAGGTTTTCGTCTCTAACATTGTTGTAGTCAGTAAGTCTACTTCTTGTTCCCACGTCTGCAGAACTAAAGTTGGCAGGAAGTTCAGATTTTTCGTGCTGAAACCAGTCCGAGTATTTAAACATACTGTCTGCTATTGAGTCCGTCAGAACATCAACAAGTCTAAAAAATGGCCAAGTGGGGTCTGTTTCGTTTGAGTCGTAACTTTCGTATACGCCAGGTAAATAAGGTCTCATATTTTGAATAACTGGATTATTTGCCCAAGCACTATCGTTAACCAAGTTTGGCGTTGATAAATACATAGTTGAAAGAGGCGTATGTCCAGGTTCTGTATTGTCTGGGTCGAAGTTCGGGCTGTGGTTTGAAATAGTCACAGTTATTCCGTACAGGTCAACACCTTCCTCTAGTCCAGTGATGGTTAAGACGTTTGACCTTATGGCGTCCCATGAACCACCAAGAAGGTCTCTAGTATTTGCTTCATTACATCCATCGTTAGAGTTGCAAATCAACGCCGAAACTTGAGGATTGCCTAAGTTGCAATTTAATACAGAAGTAAAAACAAAACTTTGACCTATGTCTTCAGCGTTAAAAGGTGTTGTTATTGCGTCAAAGTCAAGTCTTATAGTTATTGGTTCTTTATTGGTCGGGTTTATTTTTAAAACATAATGAGACCTAGCAAAAAAGTTTTCACCAGTAACAATCAACGAGCCGTTTCCGCTAGATACGTACCACCCAGAATTTGCGCTCGTATCAGTAATATTTACAGAATCCAAAGAAGCAAAATTATACGCCCTTAGGGACTGGTAATCATTTAATCTTTGAATTGTTTTCATTACAAGGTGACCGAATTAAGGGTTAAAACAATGTCGTCAAAAGCAATAGAAGGAAGCGAACCCTTGTAAATATATTCAACATTTCCATCAACATCATTTATTCCATACGTAGCAGACTGCGGAGTTGCGGTTAGACCTGTTAGGTAAACAACTCCACGAACATTAGAAATTATTCCATAAAATTCAGAAAGTTTAATACCATCAGTAAATCTATAATTTTCGGGAGAAAAATAAGAAGATAAAGCAGATTTAATATTGTTTTCTATTACTGATGGTTCATATTCTGCAGAATAAGTAATAGATGCAGTTACATCAAGGGCTACAAGATTTACATCGTTAATTCCTATTTCCAAACCAGCAACAGTTCTTTCCTGAATAGTAATAAGTAAATCTGTTTTTTGTTCAGGAGAAACTACGTCACCAATACCGTAAATAAATATGGTAACAAAACCTACTTCGTCTGGGTCGCTTAATTCAAGTGTGCCATCTGGGTCTGTAAGGTCATATGTTTTAGAACGAGAAACGATATTTCCATACCCTGATGCTATAAAAGAATCAACCTGAGATGCTTTTGCAAAAGAAGAAGATAGTGAGCCAAGGTAATTTACCGACCTTGTCAGGTACTCATTTTCGTTTTCTGGATTTGTACCAGCGGTAACAATCAAGTCAAGTTCTGCTTGAAGTATGTCTGTTGTTGGTGTTTCGATTTCTAAAATAGTTCCAATCGCAAGAGGAATCGTTTGACCAATCTGAAGAGATAGTGCCTCAACCGTGTCAAACGGGAGTGGTTCTTCTTCTCCGACTGCAGCAATTATTAGTTCTTCAGAAGTTTCAAAATAAATTGCATCTCTTTCTCCCAAAAACTCATATTCATATCTGACCACTGTTCCCTGGGGTATCGTTGCGCCGTCTGTTGTGCTAGCGGTAAATTTAATATCTGCGACGGTTTTTGAACCGTCATCAAGAATTACACCCATCATTCCGACAAGACCAGCCATTAGTCTGTCTGGCAATCTATTTATTGCACCAATATTTAGTCCGCTTATATAAGCAACAGCCTGCAGTATGGCATCCTCTGGAGTTCCTTGACGAGGTTGAAATTCTGGCAAAGCAACTCTTGCGTAATCTATTGAATCCAGGTAAATGGCCGTTGGAGAAGAGTCAAACGGAACCAGTGATACGTATTGGGAAAAATTAATTGGCATTTTATGTCCTCACTCGGAAATCAAATTCTACGTTCATTGAACCATCTTCTGTCAATGAAGGATTTACGCCGACAATTTCAACTTCTGGCAAAAATCTCGCTGCGTTAAGAATAAAATCTATCGGTTCTATGGACAAGAACGTGGGGTCTAATACACCAAAATCTGGAGTTATCGGGTGTTCTCCAACCTCCGTAAGCAAGGAAAGAGTAAGAATTTGTCTATAGTAATCATAATCTCCCTGAGTCAATGTCTTTATACGACCTGAAGTAAATTTAATTGGGAAAGAAAGGCAGTCCATGTCTAATTATCTCACAGCATTTATCCGACGTCCATAAACATGGATATCTTGATATCTCTTGATACATCAGTCTGAGAAGCAGACACTTGTTTGGTCAGATGTCCGATTACGTACATTTCTTCTGTTCCTCCACCAATGTTGGTACATATTACCCTATTTCCTTCAGAAATTTGAAATCCGTCAATAGTGTTAACTACCTGCATAGGGCCGACAGTGTTTGAAAGTTTTGGTATGTATACATAAACTTTGTTGTTTGGCAAAACGCGCTTGACTACGCCAAGGTATATTCCATCTGCTCTTGTTGGATGGGATGATGCTTTTGTTCTATTAATTCCTACTGTCATGCAAAACACCTATTTCTATCCGGAATTACAGCAGCACCAGACCAAACGTCTTTTCCGTTTGATGGAAACCTTTTTAATACTGTCAACATTTGTGCCTCAATTAAAACATACATATAAGCATTGACTCTATTCAAACCTGCTGTTTGGTAAAAAATACCGTGATGAATTGATTCAGATTCATATTTATTTATTGCTTCTGCTTCGCTAAGTTCTACGACTACGCCATCAACACAGAACAAACGCTCAAGTACGACATAAACATCAAATGTTTCGTCTTGATAAATAACAGTTGTCGAATGAACAAACATTGACAAAGTTCTACACTTAGTTAATGTTTGTTCTTTATATGTAGAGGGAAGCAAGGGCCTATTCCACATATCTATATTTCCAGCCTGTATAAAATTGTTTTTATCTATCACGGCCGCAAAAATTAATAGCGGTTTAGGGACTATTAATTTTATTTCTTCTTTTGATATTGGATGAGAAGACAGTCTGCGTGAATTGGGCAATCTTGCTTTTGTTTGTTCTCCAATGGGAAACGGTGTTGTTCCTACAGGTATTTCGGTTGGTTGAGTATCGTTATAATTTGGCATGCCAATTGAAGAAACGCCCATAATGTTGCTTTTGGTAGAAAAATATTCGCTGTTAACTATTTTACCAATAGGAAGTGGTTTAATTTTTGCTGGTTTACCATTGACTTCAAGTCTTTCTGGTGTTCTAAACTCAACTGCAACAGGGTCTGTTACTTGTTCTTGAAAACTAACGCTTGTAATTACGTAATATTTTTGAACATTTGGAATATTGTTTATTCGTATTGTCATTCCAGGACGCAAACCAACACCGTTGTCTCTATGGACTATTGCCGAACCTTCCGACTCCATTGGGTCGTTTTCGCCTTTTGTTATATTTGGCATAGAAAGAATTTCAAATCTTCTTCTTGAATCTTCTGTCCCTGGATATTCAAACGGGATAAAATGCCTACTAGGATTGCGTTTAGCCGTTCCGTCTTTATTCAAAACAGGTTTACCCTTTTTGTCAAGTACTTTCGTGCCTAAATCTCTAGAAGTTCCCCATTTAAACAAAAACCATTTTTGTGTTCCAAAATACATTGTTCCGTCTACTACGAAAACAACGTATTCTGATTCTCCAGCAATGTTTTTAATTCTATCCCACACAGAGTCTTGCTGCCCTGTTCCCGAATTTTTTGAACCTGCTTTTATTCTTGTGCTTTTTTCACCAACAAATTTAAGCCCATATTTTGTTGCGGCTCGTCTTACGAATTCGTATCCAGAACCACCTATGTTTCCGGCTTTTTTATCTCTTTTCATTTGTTGAATTGCTTTTGGCATTGCTTCTAACGAATAAACAGGAGACGCTCCGGCACCATCTTGCGAAACGCTTACTCTGCTTATTTCATAAACGTGTCGTATTCTTGAAAATACTGGGTATGTATCTGGTTCTATTGTCATTAATTCAACAGCCCTAATTGCTGTTGTTTCATAAACAATATCTCTGCCAACTATAAAATAATTATTTGAAGCCATCTCAAGACCAGGGTCAACAATTGTTATGGTTAACTGATTGGCCATGTCCATCGAATAATTAACGTTTATGCTTAAAATGTTTTGAGCAACAACAGACATTTGTTTTTTAGTTAAATCACCTATTTGTAAAGACTCTGAACTAAACATAATTATTTACCTGTCGGGTAAGCAATAGAGTCTTTGTTGTAACCTAAATATTTAAATGTATTTTCTACCCACAATCCGTATTGTGGTTCAACAGGGGTGCATTTAGCATCCCCAGAATCGGGCTTACACGGAGGAGGGGGTGGTATGTCTGGGGTAAGCGGAGGAAGCGGAATTATATCTCTACCAATAATTGGGTATTCAGTAAGAGTTAAAGAAACTTCTGCAGCAGAAATATTTGTGCCATTTTCGGTAAAACGTGTTGCCGTTATGGAGCAATCATTTATAATCCACTGCATATTTCTTGTGTTGTTGGTGTATGGATATCTATATTCAGTACTCAAAAGAGAATTTACGTTATAGAGGGTTATTGGTGCCGGTGCTCCAGCCATAGCCCTAATGTTGTCTAATTGTTCATCAATAGAAGCCAATAGACCGTCGTTTACTATTTCAGAAGTTTGTTTTTCTAAAGTTTTTACTTTTGTTATAGGGTTTATTTTATAAAACTCATTTGTTTCTAGTTTCTTTGCGACAACAAGAAACCTAAAAGATACTTTTGTTAAATTATAATTTGACCAGTCAACTAACGGATAATTTCCGCTTCTATTAACTTCATTCCACTGCGAAGACAGTTGTGAAAACTCAAAACTGTTTGGAATCATTTCAAATACGTGTATTCTTTCTATTCTTTGGCGCGAACTTTCGGCAACATCAAAATGATTTATAAATTGTCTCATGTAAGGTAAACTAAAATTAAGATTATCCTTATACATTTTTTTATCAGGTTTTACCGTAACTACAGTTTTTGCTATACCCGCTCTGCCTCCTGTAGCACTTTTTCCCTTTCCTCCCTTGGTGTTATTTTTTCCACCTGAACCCGAGCCTGAACCCGAGCCTGAACCAGAACCCGAACCCGAACCTGAAACAGGAGGGGCGACAGCAAAACCGGCATTGGCATAACCTGCGTATGCAGCCATGGTTTCCGCTTCATTCATTGCACTTTGACCACCGCGGATACGAAACTGTCCAGCACTATCTTCGTTTGCGTAGTCGTACATCTCTGATGTTGCTTGTGATGCTCTTGCTGTTATTTGAGCCTGAGTAAAAAGATTACTTGTTGTTGCGTCTGAAATAAAAGTGGTTTGGTCATAGTTTGGATTTCTAACTATGTCTGCAAGTTCTCCAGAACTTAATTTTTGAAAAAAGAAAAACCCTACTTGTTTTCCTAATTTTTTTTCTTCTTTTCTTCTTGCGATAAGTGATGGATGCTTATATGACTTTTTATTACTTTCAATTCCTTTTCCAGGACTCATATAGTTAACATAAATTGAATAGTTTTCCATATTTGCACCGCCCTGATTTATTTGCGCCCATACTGGTTCACCGGCGGAGGTTTTGAAGCGAGTACATTTAAAATATCTGGCTGCTGAATCGAGAATTATTTTTCCTGGCGTTTGGTTGTTGAACGCTTTCAAGGCAGCGGAGGTGTCTATAAAACCACTTGCCCATCGCATTTTAATTGGATTTTCAAGCGTTCCGGCTTCTACTGTTGCCATGTCTATAACCTTTCTCTATTTGAGCGCTCAATTTGTTTAAGTTTAATCATTACTGCTTCTGCTATCTGTTGTGGCGAAGCATTGTCGCCACCTTGAATACTGAAAGAATAGTTTGTATCTCCACCGCCGCCAGACATAGCCATTGCTGGTTGTTTGTTGGATGATGCAATAGGTACGCTTCTGTCTCCAATTGCTCCAGGACCAGGAACAACATGCAGGTGCCTTGAGGCATTAGTTCCGTGGAATTCAGCAAATCCACCACCTGCTTTAGCAAGTGTTTGATACTGACCAAGGTTTTGACCAACTAAATCGTATGCGCGACCAGTTACATGGTCAGAGTTAATAGAGCCAAGTCCTGTTGTTCTATATGAAGACGTGACTGTTCTTTTTCCTGTAAGCGAAGCATCCATGGCAGAATGTCTGCCCATTGTTGTTGCAAGTTTACTAGAAGTTGTGTCACCAATGTTTCCACCCCTTGGTGTTGGAGTGTCCTCAATAAGCGCTTCAAATGCTTCTTTAGTAAACCATTCTGGCATGTTTTCTTTGTCTCTTTGAAAGAACTCATCCATACTGCCAATTAATTTTGTTGTTGCATCAGAAATGCCAAGAGCAGCGGCATCAATTGCAGCCGTCTTGTCTGCATCTTTTCCAATATCTGATACTCCAAGTTTTGCTGGGTCAATACCCAGAACGGCAGCGATTGCATCAGAGCCAGTCTTGGTGCCTCTATAGGAACTCATGTCCATTCCACCCTCAACAAAACTGCTAACTCTAGCCATTTCATCTGTTGATAGAGCCTTGAACTGTTCGGTAAATTGTGTTACGTCAAACGATTTGCCAAAACCTCTATCAGCCATAACTGCATTTATCTGCTGTCCATATTGGTTTCCAAGAGCACCTCTCGCTTTATTTTTTTGTTCAATCATGGCGGCATTTACTTTTTCATCGCCAGTAAATGTTTTATCCGAAAGACCCTTACCAGGACCCTTGGTGAAGAAAGCGCCACCCTCCCCAAACTGTCTTTCAATTTCTGCTTGCCCAAGACCGCCACTTCCATAAAGTGCGGTAATTCCTTCTGTTGCTTGTCCTAGAAATCCAAGTTTGTCTTCTGTTGTTGCTCCACCAGCATCAACCGTATCTCTGAATGTTCTGGCCTGCTCGTTTAGTATTTTAGGTGCTTGAATTCTTTTAATTGCTTCGTCATAAACAGAAGCGGAATCAATAACTATTGATTGAGTGAGACCTTTCATTTCTTGAGATGTCTTTACCATTGCAAGACCAAGGTCTTCAACCATAGTTGTAAAGTCCATGGTTGCATCACCAAGATTTACACCAAGGCTTGAAGCCATGTCAATAATTTCTTGGTCTGTTTTTCCTGTCATTTTTCTAAGAGCATCAAGTCTGTTGTTGTATTTATCTTGGACAACACCCATTGCTTTCAGGTTTTCAGAACCTTCTTTTGTTACTCTATTTACATATTCTTGCTTATTTCCACTAATGTCTTTGAGGTCTTGCTCACTAACTGAAGAACCAGTAGCACGAACTGCTTTTGCTATTTCTTCAGGACTTTTTAATATGCCGTTTGCATCGTATGCACTCGATTCGGTACCACCCTTGGACGAATTAAAAACATTTCCAAGCGCTGTTAATTTTTTCATTGGGTCGTCAAACATCGTTCTTGTAGAACTTGCAAGCGGATTTCCGTCTTTATCAAGATTGCCTGATTTTGCTTCTTTAGAAGCGTTTCTAAAAGAAAAACTTAAACCAGTATCTATAATTGTTGCAATTTGTTTGTCGGCGACAGCACGAGCCTTTTTTGCTTTTATTTCCTCTTTATTCAAAGCACCCATGACCATTCCGCCAAGACCGCCAACAACTCCTCCGACTACAGCACCCACTGCCGTACCGACACCTGGAATGATTGAACCAAGCATTGCTCCTGCGGCAGCACCTCCCATTGCTCCGCTGACTGCTCCACCTGCCTCGGTTCTTGCGTTCATTGCAGTTCCAAGACCAGCAACAGCAATACCAGCAAGTGGGTTTATTTGTGCTGCCATTGCGCCCATAGCCATTGCGCCCTGCGCCTCTTCAGGCATGTACTGCGAACCCACGCCAAGCAGCATGCCTGTGCCCATTTTTGCGGTTTGACTTCCTAATGCTGCGCGATTACGTCTTCCTCTATAGGAATCCATTTTTGTTCTATTGGCAACTGAACGTTGTCTGAATTTTGCGCCCCTCTTCAGTTCTCCACTTCCACCAGATGATGGAAGTTTTCCATCCTTATAAGCGCCTTCACCAAATGCTTTGTTGTAGAACCTTGCCTGTCTAAATTCTTCATCAGACATTCCAGCAACGTCTCTCATTTCTCCTTCGCCTCCACCAGCGCCTGGAAGCCACATTTGGTCTGGATTATTCATTTTTTTAGAAAGACTTTTTATAAAAGTTCCACCAGTTGTTCCAGGCTTTTGAAGATTGTTAATGAATCTTCTTGTTCTTGTAGGAGCAGGTGTTGGTGTTGGGGTGGAACCTGGAGTCGGAGTTGGCGTAGGGGCAGGTCCAGTGCCAGTAGCAGAAGCAAAACCGCCACTAGCAATATAACTATCAGGAAGTCTTTTGCCCTGAGGATAATGTTTACCGTTGTAGTCCACGCCACCTACAGGCGCTATTGGTCTTCCTGCCTTGTCAAATCTTGGCGTAGACGCAGATGCAAGAGCGGTAGACGAGGCTGCTGCAGCGGCAGCAGGAGCAACCGGCGTTCCTGCGCGCATAGAAACCATGCCCGTTTCTGTGGCAACGTCTGTCATCGGAGACATTTTTCCAGGGCGAGCGATGTCTTCTATTCCGTAGTAAGAACGTTCAGCCGCTGTAATTTGCGAAGTAGGCAACATCTGCCCACCTTTATAAAATTTTCCACCAATGTTTACTCCACCCTTGGGTGCTCTTTTGAAGACTTCATATTCAGGTCTTTGAATTGGTGTTCTTGACGCACTTGGGAAAGCAGGCGTACCAGGAGGAGTTGGAGGAGGGGTTGGACCTATTGGAGGAGTTGGACCTATAGGGGGAGTTGGACCTATAGGCGGAGGGGTGGGGGTTCCTGGTGGGGTTGCGTGTGTTGTTCCAAGACCGCCTGTTGGTGGCCCTGTAACTACTGTTGGACCCGTGGGCGTGCCTGGCCCTCCTGGCCCTCTTGGCACCATTTGTTGTTTGCCGTTGACCATGACCATTTTGTAGCCACCCTGTGCAGTCATTGACTGCATGCCTTTCATTCCGCCACGAAGACCCAGCATGATTGCAAGAGCACCAATAGGTCCGCTACCAATACTATTCAATGCCTTCATGATTGATGTGATTTGTCCGGCTACATCACCAAGACCCTTAACGAGGGCATTTATAAATGGAAGCAATTTTTGTTGCAACTTTGTAAATTCACCCAGTGCTGCAAATATGTTTTCAAGAAGTCTTCCGATTCCGTCACCAAGTTCTTTTATTTCGTTTTCGTTCCCCATTAAGAAATCGTTAAACGCCCCAAACTTGGAATTAAAAATATTTTTAACGTGTTTAAATATTTGACCAAAGAAAGACTCAATAACTTTTGCGCCACCTATGAGGGGGCGCAATTTGTCGGTTATAGTGTCCCATCCATCCCTAAATCGGTCCCACCAATTTCCCATTTTTTCAAACATGCCTTCAACACTGCCGACATGGCCGTTGATTAGGGTGGTCATCTTGTCTGTAACTTTTTCAATAAGACTTACAAGACCATCAAGCATGCTCCCCATGCCAAAAGACTGGCTTGCACTGGTAACTTTCATGAAACCTCTTCTGAGGATTCTAAATATCTGTTCTGCTGCAACTTTAAGTGGCTCAAGCATTGGTTGACCCATGTCAGCAAACTGTCCTTTAAGAATATTAAAGTAACCCTTAAGTTTATTTATCAGAGTTCCAGAGACTTGCTCAAACTGTCCCTCTACTCCTGCTTCTTTTGCAAGAGTGCCAGTATCAATTGCTTTTTGAAGACCTTTTTTAGTTGTAATTTTCAACTTCTTCATCGCTTTTTCCATTGCCTGTTTGTCAGGGAATAGGCCTTCTGCTGCGACTTTTGTTTGTGACCATGTAGTCTTTGCGTTCTGAAGAGCCGCAATTAACTCTCCTGCTTTTTGAACACCTTGGTCTAGGGGTTGTCCTGCTGAAGCAAAGTCCATCAAACCCTTCAACGACTTCTGACTCTTCATTGTCCATGTTGAGTTTTTTGATACAGCAGCAAATGCTTTGTTTAATGTCTCAACACCAGCAGTTGCAAGATAGGTGTCTGAATGAAGAGCACGCATGACTTGTCTTGTCTGATTGAGGGTTGAACCAAACTCGCCCTTGCTAGTTGTCTTATAGGCGTACATCGCTGCTTGGTTTTCGCGTATAGCGGCAGAAGCGGCAGCGGCAGCGGCAACAATTCCTGCTAGACCAGCAGCCAGTGGCCCCTGAAGGGCTTTCATGGCTTTCATGGCTCCATTGCCAAGAACAAAAGCAGCATGGACACCTAACATGGCTACAGCCATTAATCCCATCTCAATGACTGAACCCTTCATTGCTAGGGATAATCCTTTTAAGCCAACTTTGGCAACCATAGATGCGGCTTTGTCAAACTGGGTTACTGATTTGCGGAGTCTTCCCCAAGTCTTTGACGCATCTGAACCGCCCCCTCCGCCTGTGCTTGTTCCCGCACTAGTGGACGCGAACGCCGCAGCGCTTTTTTTTACAGCCCTATCAAGTGCGTGAAAGTCTCTTATTGCTTTACGCGTTTCCCTGTGACCCGTATAGTCGACATCAATTGTTATTTCTGTCTTAACACCGGCCATGGTAACCCCAATAGGAATAAAAAAACTAGAGACTAACCGGCGGTTTTAGACCGTCTGTCTTGTTCTTCTTTATCGTTTGCTATAACTTTAGCACAGGCAAGGCGTATCAGCCATTCATCGTCTGTGCAGTCTAGGAG